GACCCGGAAGAGACCCCGCTGGTCACCGCGATCGGCCGCGGCACGCCGGCCGAGCAGATCAAAAGCGAGTGGCTGCTGCAGACGCTGCAGGCGGCGGACAGCAACGTGCAACCCGAGGGTTTCCGTTACGCCGCGCAGCCGGCGAGAACCCCGGCGCGGCTGTTCAACGAATGCCAGATCATGTTCCGCTCAGTGACCGTTTCGAACACGTTCCGCGCGTCCAACAGCGTCGGCGGCGAGGAGTGGAACCGCCAGATGTTGTTGAAGGGCAAGGAACTGCGGCGGGATCTGGAATGGTGGGTGACGCGCGGCAATGTGCGTGCGGCGACCGACCCGCGGCAGATGTCCGGGATCCAGTGCTTCATCAACCAGGGCAGCATGGGCAGCGGCACCGGCGCGATGCCGGTCGGCGACGGCTCGAATGCCCCGATCGCCGGCACCGCGCGCACCTTCACGCTGGATCTGATGGCGGCGGCGATGCAGCAGGCCTACAGCAACGGCGGCAAGCCGACCGCCGTGTTCATGTCGCCGCGGCTGAAACGGGTGTTCTCCGGCAGCGCGGTCGGTGGCGCCGGCAATACCATCGTGGCGCAGCAGGTGGTGCAGTCGACGGCGACCGAGCCGATCACCATCGCCGGCGCGGTCGACGCGTATCTCTCGGATTTCGGCCGGCTGCAGATGGTGCCCGACATTTTCATGCCGGACGGGGTCATGCTGATGATCGACCCGAACTACGCCGACATCGCGCCGCTGAGCGGCCGCGACATGCTGACCGAGCGGTTCGCCATCACCGGTGACGCGGCCGACGGCGGTGTGACATTCGAGGGCACGCTGCGCGTCGAGGCGCCGAAGGCGCACGCGATGATCGGCGATCTGTCGTAATGCTCGATACCGTCAGCCGCCACGGCGTGCGCACACAGATCAGCTGGGAAAACGGCCTGCCGGTGTTCCGCCGGGTGCAGGACGTGCGCGCGATCCTGGCGCAGAACGCGCGCCAGCGCAGCGTCTATGACCGCGCGGTGGCGCGCAAGAATCCCGCCGGTATCCGCCCGGTCGCGCGCATCCCCTGGGTGGTTATCCAGCAGCTCGAGCAGATGGGCATCATGCGCGGGCTCGAGGTGATCGACGAGAAACGCTTCCGCGGGTTTCTCAACGACCACCTGGCGCGGCATCTGCGGGTGGATGACGGGGCGCCGGTGTAATGACGCGCCTTGAGCTCGAGACAAGTATCTATGCCTACCTGCATCGCGCGAATTTCCGCACGCCGGTGGCGAATTTCGACGCGGTAAAAAGCTGGGTGGCGCTCGGCGAGCAGGACGTCAACCTCGATCTGCGCGCGCGCTGCATGATCCGGCGCGTGTCGCAGACGGTCGACGCGGCCTATTTGCCGCTGCCGTGCGACTACATCGAGGCGGAGGATCTGCGGCTGTCGACCGGCCGGCAGCTGGTCTACCGCGACCGCCAGCAGATCGGCGATATGCTGCAGGTGCAGAACGGCGCGCCGCCGGTCAGCGGCATGCCGCCCCACCCGACCGTGGTGCTGCCCTACCTGCCAACCGGGCCGCTCTATTACAGCGTGGTCGGCGACCTGATGGAGCTATGGCCCTACGCGGTGCCGACCGCGCCGCTGCCCGACGGCTGGCAACCGACCACGCTGGAGATGGCGTATTTCCAGGCCCAGTCGCTCGGCCCGGCCGACACCGACACCACGCCGGTGCTGACCGCGCTGCCGGGCGCCTATCTCTGGGGGGCGCTGAAATACTCCGCGCCGTTCCTGCGCGACGATGGCCGCACTGAGACGTGGGCCAATAATTACAACGCCATCGTTGCGAAATCGAACCTCGCGAAAGAGCGCGCGGCGTCGGCCGGCTCGCGGCTGGTGCAAAGCTTCCGGCGGGTGGGATGAGCGGCGCCGCGCTGCGCGCACTGCGCCAACTGCCGCGGCAGCGACTGAGTGCCGCCGAGCTCGCCGCCGCGGGTGGTCCGCGCCGGCTCGGCCGCAGCGCGCGCAGCAGCGTGCCGTTCGATCAGCGACCGTTCGAGCTGGCGCTGCTGACGCGCAACGTGAGTTGGAATGCACCGATGCCGGCCGATGCCGAGCTCGCCGGGCGCGGTTACGCGCGCCCGCCCGTAGGGACGCTGACACACAGGAGCCGGAGCCCGGCAGAATGGAGTAACGCGCTGCCGATCCTGTGGCCGCAGGCGCGCGACGACTGGGGGCTCGCCGCCTATGTCGGGTTGCTCGAGCACGGCGACACCAACGTGCTGGCGACCGCGCCGGTGCCGCTGGTGCCGTATGTCGTGCTGGCCGGTGATCAGCCGGCGATTGCCGCGGGCGATCTGTTGGTCGACGGCGTCGCGGCACAGACCCGCCGGCCGTTCGGCGTCGGGCGCTACAGCACGGTGGTGTATTCGGCCTACCCGCCGGAGGGCGGGGTGTTCGACATGGCCCTCGCCGGGCTCGGCTACGAGTGGGCGGCGCTGGACGCCGCCTGTGCGGCCTGGCAGCCGCTGCAGGTGATCGCCGGCGGATGCGCGCCATGAGCGATTACACGCTGACCGCGAATTTTTCGCTCTACAAGCCCACGCCGGGCGCCGACGACGATGTCTGGGGCGACCACCTTAACCTCAACGCTGATACGCTCGACGAATTAATTCAGCGCTATCTGCCGCTTTCCGGTGGCGGCATGGTCGGCCCCTTGACGCTGGCTGGCGACGCCGCCGCATCATTGCAGGCCGTGACGTTGCAACAGCTAAACGGCGCAATTGCCGGAGCTCCGTTCCTGCCGCTTTCCGGTGGCAGCATGGTCGGTTCTTTGACGCTGGCTGGCGACGCCGCCGCATCATTGCAGGCCGTGACGTTGCAACAGCTAAACGGCGCAATTGCCGGAGCTCCGTTCCTACCGCTGACGGGCGGCGCCCTAACTGGGTCGCTGACACTGGCCGCAGATCCGGTGAGCGCGCTTGGGGCTGCAACCCGGCAGTATGCCGATCTGCGTGTGCTACGCAGCGGCGACACGATGGTCGGCCCGCTGATACTTTCGGGCGATCCAGCCACTGCCCTCGGCGCATCTACCCGCCAGTACGTTGATGCGCAGATTGCGTCAACGAACGGCACAACTGCCGCAAGCTATGTGCCGCTGTCGCAGAAGGCCGCCGCCCTCGGTGTCGCCACGCTCGATGCGACCGGCAAGTTGCCGACCGCGCAGATGCCGGCGGCTGCGACGGGCACGCTGAGCTACAAAGGCGGTTGGAACGCCGCCACCAACACCCCGACCATGGCGTCGGGCGCGCTGGCCGGCGGCGTGCTGCAGCCCATCGGCAATTACTACGTGGTCACCGTGAGCGGGACCACGGCGGCGATCGACGGTGTGACCAGCTGGGTGGCCGGCGACTGGATCGCGTCGAACGGCACGATCTGGCAGCGCGTGGTGAACTCGACGTCGCCGTCTCTTCCGCTGACGGGCGGCACACTCTCAGGTGCGCTGACCACCTTCGGCGGTGGGATTATCACGCAGCTCGATCTGCGCATCCCCGACGTGGCGTATGGCTGGCAGGATGCGGCCGGCAATTTCGGCGCGACGATCGACACGGCCGGCGGGTTTCACATGCCGGCGGCCTATGTCACGGGTAACCCCACGGTCGCCCTCGGCCTGGCACCCAAGCAATACGTCGATAGCGCGGTCGCTGCCGGCGTGGCTGCGTTCCTCCCCCTTGCGGGCGGTCAGCTCACCGGCCCGCTGACCGTCGCTGGCGGTGTGGTCGTTGCCCAGCTTGATCCACGCATACCTGATGTTCCATTCGCCTGGCAGGACGCCGCCGGCAATGTCGGCGCCATCATCAGCGCAACCGGAACGCTGTTCTGGCCATCACTCCAGACGAATGCGCTGACCGTCAGCAATGTTGCCGCCACGACAATCAGTATCGGTGCAGATACGTTTGGCGCCGCTGATCCGCGTATTCCAGATCTCGCCTATGTGTGGCGAGATGCTGCCGGCAACATCGCCGCCGGGTTCGACAAGAACGGCGTGTTCAACGGTACCGTTGCCGGCATGGTCACCACGGGTTACGTGAACGCCAATGCCGTATTGCTGGCCGGCAGCGCGATGACTGGCCCGCTGTTGCTGTCAGGCGATCCGCCGGCTGGAGCTAATGCGCAGGCAGCGACCAAAGGCTATGTCGATCAAATGGTGCTCAGCGCTGGAGGTTCCGGTCCAGGGACCGATCCGACGTTCAACAGCGTCAACGTGAACGCTGGCTACTATTTCGGTGGCCAACTGCTCATCAAGGCGACGGCGCAGATACCCGGCAATCCCGGCGTGCCTGGCATTCCGAACACCCATGTCGGGCTGGCGATCAACTCAACTGGCGCCGGCAACGTGCTGATCGGCTATCAGACCGGCGGCGGCCAGCTTACCGGCGGCCTCACATTGTCATCGGCCGAGAACACCTATGTCGGTATGCAGGTCGGAGCTAATCACTCAGGCGGTGGCCAGCAGAACGCGGCGTTCGGCTGCGGCGCGCTGCGTGTCGATCCCAACCCAGGCAACGTGTGCGTCTTTGGGTCCGACGCGGCGCGCAACTCGACCAATAATCTACGTGCGATCCTGATCGGCGCGCACTACGACACCCAGTACCGGCCCAAGGGGTTCGTCGGGGCGAACGACAGCGCCGCCGGGACCGCTGCGCTGATCGAGCTCGCCCGCGACCTCCCATCGGACCTGCCG